CGCGGGTGAGGAGAATGGATCCGGTGCATAGCCCATTGAGGTAGCATGTCACCTCAGCACCGACGGTGATTTGAAGTGCCTTGCGCCGGGTGTTACAGTTGAGAAATCCAAGTGCCAGACTCATCCCGCCGGGTACGATCACCTCATGTCCATTGTGAACCCCGTCGAGTAAGAGAGCACCGGCCATCTCTGATCCGTCCTTCGTCGTGCTGTAGAGTTCTTTGGTGATGCCCCAACCCCGGGTTGTCACTTCATCCCTGAGCGTTTCAACGAGCTCGAAGTGGGGTATCGGTTTCCACCGACGCCCGGCGTCCTTTGGTGTCACCGTTTTGATGTTGTGAAGTTGGTCAAATGTCGTGCCTGCTCCGCATACTGTGATCATTATGTCGTGATTCCTTTCTCTCTTTTCTACACACCCGGTTCGATGTTCTGAAGTTCTTCCAGTTTTTCCTCAACCCATTCAGTGTGCTGTTCTTCGAGCGCGTCTTGGTCGGCGTCTTCTTCCGGTTCAAACTCAAGGTCAACACCTTCAAGTTCTGATGCCCAGCTTTCCATCGCGTCGGCACGTTCTTCAAGCAACTGGCCGGTATCACCCTGCTGCAAACCCTCGGGCATGTTGTCGAACTTTTCGCGACACTCTTCGCCAATTTCTTGCGCTTGGCCGACCCATTCGTCCCGAAGTGATTCAAGGTCGGCTTGATCCGAAGCAATGGCACCTTCCATCTCTTCCTGAAGTGCATACACTGCGGAAAAGAATTCGCTTTGGGTGCATTGGCTGGTACGGGGTTTGGTTTTGAAGTACCGGGTACCACCGAACTGGAAAGCAACTTTCCAGTAGGAAGCGGCGCCCGCCTCACCGGCATTGGCTTTGTCGATGTCTTCTTGAGACACCACCGGGTTGGGTTTCCGGGCTTTCATGATAAATTTTGCATTCGCCATTTCTTTGATCTCCTTGGTTTGTGTTTCGTTACATCAATATCGTTATGAGTGAAAGAAATTTCATCCTTGTAATTCAACGCTTTTTTGTATATACTAGAGTAAAGGAGACATATATGGCCCGACCAAGGAAGTTTCAGCCCACCTGGTACGCTACGGCGGCTATACTCGCCCATGATGGTCTGCCTGACACGCAGATAGCTGCCTGCCTCGGCATCACAGAGAAGACATTCCAACGCGCACGAGACAAAGACCCAGTGCTACAAGATGCACTCAGCCAAGGCCGCCAAAGCCGTGAATATGGAAATGAAGAGACGCTTGCCGAGTACATCTTCGATCGTCTACCAACCAATCTACAGACGCTCTGGAAAGATGTTGAAGAGTGTTCAACCGAAAAGGATGCGGATGGTGTGGAGAGGTTGTTTAGAAGCTGGCCTGTAAGAGTGCGCCAGCACCTTTTTATCTATGCTCTGGTAAGTTCAACATTCAATATTTCTGCTTCTTTGCGCAAGCTAGGCCTCACTTATAGGATGTACGAGGACTGGCGTACTAATGACCCTGGTTTCAAGAAACTTTTGCAAGAAGTAGAGGAGCATAAGTGCAACTTCTTCGAGAATGCCTTCATCGGACGAGTTGCCGCAGGGGACACCGCCGCGATTCTCCATGGTGTGAAAACTCAGTGCCGAAGCCGTGGATACAACGAGAAGGTGGAGATAGTTCATAGTGGATCTATCAGCAGCCCGGACACCGTGAGCATTGCTGATCTGGACCTGGACATAGAGACCAGAAAGAAAGTCCTCGACGCACTGAGGGCAAAGCAGACCACTGACCAGCAAGCCAAGGCACAAGCAGTGGCGGAGGTTGTTGCAACGCCATGACAGCCACGATAGGCACCGAGGTCACGGCGACAGAAGCTATGCTGGTTCGGTCTATCTGTCGTGAGCGGTTCTTCGAATTTATGCGCGAATTTTGGCACATCGTCGTTCCTGAAACCCCGGTGTTCAACTGGCACATGGAATATCTGTGTGATGAGTTTCAGAAGGACGCCGAACGGGTGTTTCGCAACGAACCGAAAGTGCACGACACCATTGCCAACATCTCACCCGGTACCACCAAGTCCACCATTATTAGTGTCATGGCCCCAGCCTGGATTCATGCCCGTCATCCAGACAAGAGGGTGCTTGCCGCATCAAACACCCAGAACCTGACATTTGAGCTGGGACGCAAGTGTAAGATGATTGAGGACTGTGAACTTTATCGCAAAGCGTTTCCGGAGATGATACCCACCGCCGACCAGTGGACAAAGAGCATGTTCATGAACACGGCGGGTGGTGGTCGTATGGCTTGTACCGTAGGTGGTATGTCACCGACCGGATTTCACGCCCATTTTATCCTCGTTGACGACCCGCTTGATCCGCAGCAAGCTCGTCGTTTGTCTGGTGTAGAGATAGAGGCGGCAAACAATTTCATGTCAGAGGTAGTCCCAAGCCGTAAGGTTGACAAGGAAGTCACGGTGACGTGGCTCATCATGCAGCGACTTCATGAGAATGACCCATCCGGCTACCTGCTTGCCAAGGGGAAAGAAGAACGCATCCGTCACATCTGTCTACCAGCTGAGATTAGTAGTAAGGTGAAGCCGGTCAATCTGCGCCGCCGATATGTGAATGGGTTGATGGACCCGGTGCGCCTGTCAAAGAAAGTGCTTGCCGAAGCCGAGGTTGACCTGGGTGAGTTTGGGTATTCGGGCCAGTATCGACAGAATCCGGTACCGCGTGGTGGTGGCATGTTCAAAATTGAACGTATCACGATTGATATCCCGGCGTCACTGACTCATCCGCAGTGGATTAGCCTGTGTCGATTTTGGGACAAGGCGGGGACGAAAGACGGCGGCTGCTATACTGTCGGGTTTTTAATGGGCCGCTGGCGTCCGGCTGGAGCACCGAAGGATGGGTCTGAGGATGAGTGGTGGATACTTGATGTTGTGAGAGTGCAATACGACAGCGGTGCTCGTGAGAAACTCATTGTTGCCACTGCGAAGCTGGATGGAAAAAAGGTGATTGTGGGTGTTGAGCAAGAGGGTGGTTCTGGCGGCAAAGAAAGCGCCACAGCCACAGTGAAACGGTTAGCCGGATACCGAACACGGGCTGTGCCTGCTGTTGGGAGCAAGGAAGAGCGGGCTGATATGTGGTCATCGATGGTGAACCAAGGTTGTTTCAAGATGAAAGAAGGCCCGTGGAACAACGATCTCATCAATGAATTGAAATTCTTTCCATTCTCCACCTACAAAGATCAGGTTGATTCTGGTGCCGGGGCATTCACGATCCTGTCCACCCCGGTTCAACGGGTGGGGGCGATGTGAAATTTCTTTCGGTGATAACGATATTATGAATGACAAACGAAGTAATGGTGGATAGAAACCACTCAAAAACAAAGGAGACAAGATAATGCCAGTGAATATTGAGGATCTTACAGTTAAAGAGGTGCGCGAAATTGCCGCATTGGCGAATGGGGGTGGTGGACAACAGTCGTGTGTGACCTTTCCGTGGATCATTGGGAAGAAGTATTTAATCCGAACAGTCACGATGATTTTCACGGGGCGTTTGGTGCAGGTGACATCGCATGAATTAGTCATCACTGATGCCGCTTGGATTGCGGAGACAGAGCGGTGGGCTGATACGGTTCGTGATGGTAGGTTCAAGGAGGTGGAGCCGTTTCCTGATGGGGCTCATGTGATTATCGGTCGTGGGTCAATTATTGATGCGGTCGCGGTGGATTGGGCACTCCCAGGGGACCAGAAATGAATGCAGCGATACTACGGGTTGGTTATGACCGGTCAGGGTCATGGTCAGGGTCACGGTCATGGTCAGGGTCACGGTCATGGTTAGGGTCACGGTCAGGGTCAGGGTTAGGGTCACGGTCATGGTCACGGTCAGGGTCAGGGTCAGGGTTAGGGTCACGGTCATGGTCAGGGTCAGGGTCAGGGTCACTCCCAGGGCCACGGTCATGGTCACGGTCATGGTCAGGGTTACTCCCAGGGGACCAGAAATGATAGAACAAATGAATCTTGGGCCGTCGCAGGTGATGTGCGGACGGCATGGTGAGCCATTTAAGCACAAGTGGCCGTCTGGGTTTCCGCTTTTTGCTGTGACGGTTTTTGAGCGCCTGATGCTGAAGCAGGTGTTTCTTGATGAAGTAAGGGCGTTGGCTGATGCGAATGGTTTGACGGATGTGGATAGTATTCAGATCTTGTTGAACACCGTGCCCGCCTGCTGTCGGATTCCACCGCGTGAACTGCTTGCTGTGTATTTTGAGGTGAATCAGAAGGCTGGTGTGTGGGAGACGGATACCTGCGACTTGTGCGGAAAGCGGGGTGCTGGGTCACCTTATCGGAAGGCTGCACCCGGTACCCTTGAGAGTGGGACGATTGGGTCTTGGGGTCATGTGTGTCTTCGGTGTGTGTGTTTTGCTGCTTCAACCAAGCAAAAGAAAGCAGACAATATCATTCCAATGCGATCACTGGGTGGGTTGAATGGGAAGGCAAAAGTGGAAAAATGAGTCTTCTAGATACCGGGCTTCGGCCGCTTGAAAAAGATACCAAACCACCGAAGAATGACCTTGATTATGTTCATCTATATTATCAGGCGGGTAATGTGTTATACTTTGACCGTGGCCCGCAACTGGTTTTGTTTTTGTTGGTTGAAGGGTTTTTGATGCTTTGCAAACCGTGGACATGGAGAAGCTGGTGGTGAAGGAGATGATAAATGTCAGAGCAGAAAACAGATGAGGTAAGAGCAGCGGATGAATTGGTGTTCAATACCCTCTTACAGAATCCGGAACTGGTGGCGAATGTTCTAACCACCCGGTCGGGTTTATTTCAGCAGTTATTTGATCCTCGCCGTGATATTGATGAGGAATGCGGCTACGCTGAAACTGTCACGGAAGAAATGTACCGGAAGATGTATGACCGGGAAATGGGTCTTCGAGTTGTCAACGTGTACCCGGAAGAGACGTGGAAAGTTCTTCCAGGTATTTATGAAGACCCTGATCCGAACATCAATACACCGTTCGAGGAAAGCCTTGATGCGTTCGGGAAACAGCACCAACTTCTTCATTATATGCAGCGGGTCGATGAACTTAGCGGGATCGGTCATTATGGTGTTATTCTTTGGGGGTTAGATGATGGGCTGCCGATGTGGATGCCGGTAGAAGGTTCTGAGGTTTGGGAAGAAAGCACCGGCAAGCCGGGTGTCACCAAACCACCAGAACGACATGTGATCTATATCCGGGTGCTTGATGCGTCCCTTGTGAAAATCGCTGAGTATGAGAAGGATGCGACGAAGCCACGATATGGCCTTCCACTGTTCTATAACATCACACTCGCTGATCCGCTAAACGTGAACGGTGGTGAGTATGCTAACCCACCGGAGTTCACCGAGCAGAAAGTTCATTGGTCACGGATCACACATATTGCTGACAATCGAAAGACAAGTGAGGTGCTTGGTTCGCCTCGGATGCAGGCGGTGTGGAATCGGTTGTGTGATCTGCGGAAGGTGTTGGGCGGTTCGGCTGAGATGTTCTGGCAAGGCGGTTTTCCTGGTATCAGTTTGGAGACGCAGCCGGGTCTTGAGAATGCCGTGCTGGACGAAGATCGTACCACTCAGATGATGTATAATTATCGAAATAAACTCCAGCGACACCTCGCGCTTACGGGCATGACAGCGAAGTCACTCAGCCCACAGATTGCAGACCCAACCGCTTCGTTCACGGTGCATATCAAAGCTATCTGTGTGACGCTGGGTGTCCCATTTCGCGTATTCATGGGAATTGAGGAGGGGGTCGTGAGTGGGGATCAAGCGACACAAGCGTGGGATGGGCGCCTGAAGAATCGGCAGAGCCGGTATGTGACGCCGATGATTATCGACCCAATTCTGCAACGGCTTATCGATTATGGTGTGTTGCAACCCACTGCCGAACCGAAAGGTTGGGTTGTGGAGTGGCCGGACCTTACGGCACGGACAGAGGGTGATAAGGCCGCTGTAGCATTGCAGAGAACGGACGCGATGGCGAAATATGTGGCGGGCGGAGTGGATACGTTGATCCCGCCGGTTGAGTATCTGACACAGGTACTTGGTTTTGACGATGACACGGCGAAGGCGATTATAGAAGCAGCTATCGAACATATCGAAGATGTCGCGGATGAGAATACGGTGGCACCGGCACATGGTCCGACACCGCCGGAGTTTCAGCAAGAAGAGGGTGCCATGACGAAGAGAAGTTCGCAGCAGAAGGAGGATTAGTAGTGGGTGATCTGAGTAAGAACTTTGATAAGAAGGAGTTTGTGTGTCGGGGAAAAGGGTGCTGCGATCATAAGGGACAAGTGGTTTCGGAACTGGTCGCAGCTTTGCAAGAGTTACGGGACAGAATCAATAAACCCATCCACATCACCAGTGGTTTCCGGTGCCCAAAGCATAATGCTTTCGTGGGCGGTGACCCCCATAGTCAGCACCTGGTTGGAAAGGCTGCCGATATCTGTGTGACCGGTGTGAACACAAACTTCCTGGCGCTCGAAGCGTCAAAGATCACGTCATTCAGACAAGGCGGTATCGGCCTTTATGGTGGTTGGGTTCATGTGGACGTGAGAGACGACGGTCCAGCCAGATGGGAAGGATGAGATGAAGGCAATCAAAGATAAGCTGGTAGAATGGATGTTGACTTCTTTATTCTATCTTGATATTCTGGGTGAATGGCGCAGAGAGTTGAGCCACCGGCGTTCGTTGAGAAAGGAATAGATGTTCGAATACCATCCTTTACCAATCAGCCCATCCCCAGAGATCAGTGATGTCTATCTTTTTGGAACAGTGGCAGAAGAGAATATCACTCCCTGTCTTGGAAAGTATCTCGGGGATGAGTGTTGGAGATGTGAGGGTGAGGACATCACCTTGGAAGAGATGGTGTATCTGAATGTATGGGGTGATTCAGTGCGTTGGGCGAAGGTGAATTTGCCGACGAAGTAGGAGGTGTTGATGGAAAGGGTGGGACGTAGAAGGACGACACAGGAGGAATGGCGTGAGATGGAGAATGCTGTTCACTGGGTATTTGTATTTGCGTTGAGGGATATATTCGAAGGAATCTGTCGACTGATTAGGAGGTGATGATGGCGGTGTCTTTAGAGATCTTGCGGTTCGTAGTTCCGCGTCGAATTCAGCCGATAACTCACCCTGTTCTGAACGTTAGACGGAGCAATAGACGTCTCAACCCCCTCCGCCTTGACCCCACTCGCACAACCATGCTTCGGAATCAATTCATGGCGGAGATGCGGAAGCGTTTTGGCAAGCTCCGTCGTGACATTATTCAATTGGTTGATACTGAAGACTGTTTTGGCATTCGCGCAAATGAAAAGGCGGGCACGTTTACAATGCCGATGAAGGGGTCTAGCGTGGCCGCTACGCGGACTTCACCTTTAGACGCGGTATTCAATACTAGATGGCGTTTCGACACGGACGACGCCAAGCTGGAAGCGTATCATAACTGGCTTGGAGATCAAGTAAAGAGTGGGGTGCTGGAGGTCAAACCGGGGCTTGAAGCAGTGCCGTGGACAGATTCTTACATCAAATCGTCATACAAGAAGGGTGTCATGCGGGCGTACAATGACACGCATGCCGAGAAGATTGCGGCGGGTGCTGGGAATTTCGATTTCATTCAAGGTGGACAAGCCGCATTCTTAGACCAGGCATTCAATGCACCCATCGCTCAAGGCAAACTGAAACTTCTTCAGACACGGACGTTTTCACAACTCAAAGGTGTCACGGCTCAAATGGACCAAGAGATGAGCCGGATCTTGGCTGACGGTATTGCGCACGGGAAAGGACCACGTGAACTCGCTCGCCAGTTGACAAAATCTGTTGATGGTATCACAAAGAAACGCGCACTGGTGATCGCTCGAACTGAAATTGTCCATGCCCACAATGAAGGCCAGCTTGATTCATTTGAAGCAATGGGTGCTGAGGGGGTCAGTGTTCAGGCGGAATGGAAAACAGCACGTGATGGCGAGGTGTG